GGTTGCGGCGGTGGGAGGTAAGACCGGAGACCCTCAACGTTGCGATTGTGGTTGACCCCGCTAACAGCACCAAGAAAGGGAGCTGCAACACTGCCATGGCGGTGCTTGGCGTGGACAGCGCAGGCAATAAATACCTTCTCGACGGGGCCTTGCACAAGATGACCCTTGCCGAGCGGTGGACCATGCTTAAAGGCTTGCGGTCAAAATGGATACAGCAACCGGGCATACAGACCGTGACGGTAGGGTATGAGCGGTACGGGATGCAGGCCGACATTGACCACTTTAACGAGATGATGCGGCTCGAGAAGAGCTTTTTCCCTATCGAGGAGGTTTCGTGGGTGCGCGATGGGGAGAACGCAAAGGATGACCGCATCAGGCGTCTGGTCCCCGATCACCAGAATTGGCGGTTTTTTTATCCTTACGACGGCCCGGCAACCTCGACAATGCGCGAAGCCGAGAGCACGCACAGGGGGCACCTAGTCGCGAAGCCCATCAAAAGGAAGAACGCAGAGGGGCGGCTATACGACCTGGTTGAGTGGTTCGTGGCCAATGAGTACTTGTTTTTCCCTGCGACCACGGCTAAAGACTTCCTCGACGCTATGAGCCGTATCTACGATCTGGACATCCAGCCGCCGGTGATCATGAGCGAGAGGGACGTTTTACCGGAATACGCCGGGGATTTTTGATTTTGTACCATATATGGAAGTGGTTAAAATCACAGGTGTTAAATGCGTTTTCTCCCGAGGGCGGATACCATGTCCCATACCAAATATGGTAAAGGTGATTTATGAGTCGGCAACTAACGTGGTTAGCGCAGGTCCTAAGCGCCGACCCTGATCATTACAAGAAAGATTGCGCTTACAAGTTCTCCAACGGGCGGCGGTTTGAGTCGGCAGACGCTAACAGGACGTGGGCGTATGATGACGACCTACCAACGGGCGGTTCGTATATTGTCGATGAGAGCGGCAACGCGATTGTTTGGGAGTAGCTGGGATATGATGGAAAACTGGACTTTCGACGGAACGCCGAGCTTAGATGAGATTGACATGGCAAGGCGGATACATGACAAGCTGGCGCAGTGCTACCCGGGGCATGTGTGGGGCGTTAACGTGGACGCGACCGGCGGAATTGTGGATATTCGCAATTTTGGCGTATCGTACGGATATGGTTACAGGCTTTTGTTGACTACTGTCTACAGTGACCCCGGCTTGCGGTGCGTTGTCATGGCCGGAGGTGAAATTCTAGAGCGCGCCAGGCTGGCAAGGGGCGTGTCCGACGGTAGTCAAGCGGTTCATATCGATGGCGTACCGGACAAACATCAGCCCATAGGCGGTATTATTCAATGACCGAAACCGGCAAAAACAATATCTGGTTGCAGCGTGCCAAAAGCGCTTACGATTCCTCGACCTCCTACATAGACAACAACTACAGGGAGCGTTGGGAGGATAACCTGCGGCATTTCCAGAACAGGCACCACGGAGAGAGCAAGTATTACAAGGACTCGTACAAGTACCGTTCAAAGATATTCCGTCCTAAAACCCGGTCAGCAGTAAGGAGCAACGAAGCTGCAGCGATGGCGGCGTTTTTCGGCAACATGGATGTAGTTGACGCCGAGGCGATGAACACAGACGATATCAACCAGGTTGCGAGCGCAGAGGTTGCTAAAGCCCTTCTTAACTACCGCCTGCAACATACGATACCCTGGTTTATGCTGTGCATTGGCGCAGTCCAGGAAGCGCAGGTTTACGGCGTTGTTTGCAGCTATCAAAAGTGGATTTACGAGGAAAAGATCACCCACGTGGAAATGCCCGTCTTGGGGATGGATGGGCAACAGCTTATTGACGATCGCACCGGGGAGCCTTTAACGGAAAAGGTCGAGGAAGTCGAGGTTTTAAAGGATAAGCCGGTTATCGAGTTGCTGCCGGTCGAAAACGTACGCATTCATCCGGCGGCCGATTGGCTTGACCCCATCAATTCCTCACCGTACGTCATCCGTTTAATTCCGATGTATGTTCAAGACGTACGCGCCAAAATGGAGCAGGAGGACCCTAAAACTGGCGCACCAAAATGGAAAAAAGTTACTGATGACGAGATGAGGAGCGCGACAAAGCCCACTTGGGACGTGACCAGGAACGCGCGTAGCAACGGGGCGGAAGATCGCTATGAACAGGAGCAGGCCGCGCCTTTGGGCGATTTTGATATTGTGTGGGTACACGAAAACTTTATGCGTATCGGCGGTAACGAGATGGTTTATTACACTCTCGGGACCGAATTTATGCTTACCGACCCCAGGCCGCTAAAGGAAGTCTACCACCACGGGGAGCGGCCTCTTGTCTTGGGCGTGTCGGTGATCGAGGCCCATCAGTGCTATCCTGCTGGCCTTGTCCAGATTGGCGACGGGCTGCAAAAAGAGGTCAACGAGATCGCTAACCAGAGGCTCGACAACGTCAAGCTGGTCCTCAACAAACAGTATCTTGTCCGGCGCGGTAAGCAGGTAGACGTTTCAACCCTCCTTAAAAACGTTCCGGGGTCTGTCACCCTGGTGTCGGACGTAGACGGGGATGTCCGGGAGCTCAACTGGCCGGAGGTCACGGGGTCAAGCTATCAGGAGCAGGACCGTCTTAACGTGGACTTTGATGAGATCATGGGCAGCTTCTCAACGTCCAGCGTCCAGACCAACCGCCAACTCAACGAGACAGTCGGCGGGATGAATATGCTCCGGGGTGGCGCTAACTCCCTCACTGAGTACCTGCTGAGAACCATTTCGGAAACGTGGATGGAACCGGTTATGCGCCAGCTGCTCAAACTTGAGCAGGCGTACGAAACCGACCAGGTTGTCCTGGCGATTGCAGCGCAAAAGGCAAAGCTGTTCCAAAAGTTCGGTATTGACGAGATCACCGACGAGCTGCTTGAGCAGGAGCTGACGATCACCGTCAATGTGGGTACAGGGGCAACGGATCCGGTTGCGAAGCTGGAACGGTTCCTCTTGGGCGTCAATACCCTCACGCAGATCATGCAAGCGGCTCCCCCAAATCTCAATGTCGAAGAGGTACAAAAGGAAATTTTCGGGCGCTTGGGCTACAAAGACGGAGCGCGTTTCTTCCAGAAAGGCCCACCGCCAGCGGTCCAGCAGCTACAACAACAGTTGCAGGCATTACAGCAGCAGTTGCAGAGTAAGCAGGCGGAGACCCAAGGACGCATGCAGATTGAGCAGGTAAAACAACAGCACGAGGATGTAAGGACCGACAAAGAGCTGCACACCGACATCCTTCTTAAAAAAATGGACCTAGCAAACAGGCTGAACGCGAGCCAGCAGAAAGGGCAAAATGGGAGAGCCGACTGACACCCTTATTGCGGAAGCCACCTTGAGCATGAGGGCCGAGGAGTTTTTCAATACTGACTTAGGCCGTTATATCTTAGGGCGGAGCAGGCAGGAGGCCAGCGAAGCAATGGACCGACTAAGGTATGTCCAGCCGGAAGACGCCGCGGCAATCCGCAAGTATCAAATGGAAATAAAGATCGCAGAGGCGGCGGTGACGTGGCTGTCCGAGGTTATCATCCAGGGGCGGCAAGCCCTCCAAATTATAGACGGAGCTGAAAGGATTTAAATCATGGACATAGAACAAGACGCTATCCGCGAGGACGTGATCAACGAAGAGCAGGGGCAAGAGCAAGAACAGGAGCAAGAACCTTCAGAACCTACCGGCAGACTGGCGGAAATTGAAGGACTTGCAGAAAAAGTTCGGGCAGAGCGGGAAGAGGAACCAATACAAAGCGAGGTTGACGAAGAGAAAGACGAGCAGGTCCCCCCCGAAAAACCCGGACAAGAAGCTGGCGAGCCGGAACAGACGGTCAAGGTTGTCGTAGACGGCCAAGAAAGGGAAGTCCCGTTATCCAAGGTTTTGGACGCGGGAAAACGAACCTTTCAAAAGGAATCGGCGGCAGACCGGAGACTGGAAGAGGCAACCAGGCTATTGAACGAGGCGAGGCAAAGAGCGCCTCAACCGCCCGTACAACCACCCGTACAGGACGCAGAAGAGGAAGAGACCGACCTAAGCAGCGTCGTTAAGGCTATCCAGTACGGAACGGAAGAAGAGGCGGCAGAAGCACTAAAGAAAGTACTCGGAGCGGGGCAAAGGAAAGCGGCCCCTACTCCCGACCAAGTTGCGGAGATCGCAATCAACCGAATGAGGGATGAACAAATCCTTCAACAGTTTTTACAGCCGCCGGACAAAGGTGGCTTCAAAGACCTGACAGACGACCCCTACCTTTACGGTCAATGTGTTGCAAGGGTAAACCTCAAGCGCGCCAACGGCGACACAAGAACCGGGTTCGACCTCTACAAGGAAGTAGGCGACGAGGTCAGAGCGTGGCGGGATGGTTTTGTTCAGAAGGCGGCACCAAGCAAAAGCAAGCAGGAACGCAAACGCAGCATGGAGTCTTTGCCTTCAGCAAGTGCAAAGGCGCAACCACCAACATCAAACGAAAGGCCACCTTCACCTAAGGAGATTCTCGCAGAGATAGCCAAGGCAAGGGGGCAAACGCTATAGGAGTGTAAAAAATGTCTGGTCAACTTTGGTCGGTTGACAGTCTGGGCGGATATCTTTCGAGTTACAATCTCTCGAAAAAGCTCCGGATGGCTGTCCAGCCGACCGTGAAATTTCGGCAATTTGCCGACGTGAAAGACGCCACACAGCAAGGCAAGAAGAAAGGCGACACTTTCACCTGGGATATCTATTCTGACATTGGCGATCAAGGGACCACTCTTGCAGAAACCAACACCATGCCAGAGTCCAACTTTACTATCACCCAGGGCACACTGACCATCACCGAGATGGGCAACAGCGTACCCTACACCGGCAAGCTGGATAACCTCAGCGAGCACCCGGTTAAAGATATCATTAACAAGGTGCTCAAGAACGACGCTAAGAAGGCTTTTGATATTGCGGCTCATGCGCAATTCGATGATGCCCTTTTGCGCGTTGTTCCTACCGCCGGGACCGAAACCGACGAGGTCACCCTGACCACCAACGGCACCGCCACGCTGACAAACAACGTGGCGTTTGACAAAGGTCACGTCAAGGCAATCGTCGATACCATGAAGGAGCGCAACATACCGCCCTATGTCAATGACGACTATTACGCCATTGCATGGCCTTCCACCTTCCGAACCCTGAAAAACTCACTGGAAACCGTTCATCAGTACACCACCGAAGGTTTCCAGATGATCAAAAACGGGGAGATCGGGCGGTATGAGAATGTGCGGTTTGTCGAGCAAACCAACATTTCCAAGGCAAGTTGGACCAATTCCAAGAGCGATTGGATTTACTTCTTTGGAGATGACACCGTGGCTGAAGGAAT